GCACACTTGACGAGGGGCGTTGGCCTCACAAGGTCCATCAACATCATTGAAAGAAGGATCAGTGATGAAGGTGAGTTGAGTGGTGTTACCAACCATCTTGTAGTATCCGCGTTGTTGCTCGGAAGTGAGGGTAAGTTGGTTCCAGATGTGCATCCAGTCACCATATTGACGGTCAATTCTTTGACCACCAATCTCGACCTCAACTTGAGAGATCATTTGCTCTCCGGGGAAATCTAACCAACGAGCGTAAACACCGGTTTGGGCAGTGCCAGTAGTGTTGGCCATTTGTTGGTTAATCTCAGGAAGAGTTACCTGAAGATAAGTGCGGTAAGCAAGATCACCGTTTCTGCTGATGGTGCAGGTTACACGGCGACCGAAATCGGCTTGTCCGTTGAATGTTTGCTCAATGGACTCCATTGCGAAATTTGTGTGGCGTCTGTAAGAGACTTTCCAGAAAGTAATTTGAGGGTTACCCGTAAGATATACATCTTGGGCACCGTAAGCGACGAGTTGCATTAATCCACCTCCCATGGTTATACTATTGCTAAAGATTTTTTTTTTGCGAATTAATTCTTTTAACTACAATAAAAAAATTAATTTAATTAAAATTAAAGTTGTCCTTCAAAAATGTATTGATATAATTGTTCGAAAATATTTCTTTTTTACCTTCGTGATTTTTAATAAAAATATATTCATCCTTCTTTTTTTTAATTTTCCATCCATTATTTAATGTATTAAATAAAAAACAATAAATATATTTATTTTTTTCACAAATGTTATCATTATCAGTGTTATAATTTATATATTTCGATAAGATATAAATTTTATTTTCATTTTTTTTTAAAATATACCGATTATCCTTTTTTTGTATATCCCATTTCTGTTCTAAATAGTGATTAAGATAGTCCATTGTTTTTATCATAGAAGGATTTATTTTGGATATATCAAAATTTTCAATACAAGTATTCATTATTGTTAAATAGAGAGAAAACATAAATAAAAATATAACTTGAAAAGATTTACGGAAAAATACATATTAAATATAATTTTTTGAAAAATATTATATTGAATGCCTACATTTAAACATAAAACCAATAAAAAAATCGTATTGGATGAAAAAAGTATTATTACCTTAGATAGTAAACATAAAGAAATTGAAAAAGATTTTCAAAATGAAAAAGAAGACATATTACCTGATTTAAGAGCCAAGAAAAAACATTATACAAATCTATTAACTGATAAAACAATCACTATTGATCAACGATTGGAAATAGAAGATTTAATAAAGGATATTGTTAGTCAAATAAAAGAAATAAAAAAGAATAAAAAAAAATATTATTTAAACAACAATAAATTTATATATGATTATTTTGAAAATAAAAAAGAAATATCTATGGATAATAATCCAACTAAATTACTAAATTCCTTTTTCAAAATCAAGACTAATGATAATCAAGAAAAGGTAGAGAGTAAAAATAAAGATAATATTCAAAAATATTTATCTAATATTGATGAATCATTTATTGATATTAATAAATTTATATTTGAAACAGATATTTGTCAAATATGTAGAAAGGGAGAATTAATTCCTATTGACCATGAAGGTATTATGGTTTGTAATCATTGTCATAAACATATTCAATATTTGGTTGAAAATGAAAAACCTTCTTATAAAGAGCCACCTAAAGAAGCATGTTTCTATGCTTACAAAAGGATAAATCATTTCAGAGAAATATTAGCTCAATTTCAAGCCAAAGAAACTACACAAATTCCCGATGAAGTTCTTGAAAATATTAAAAATCAAATTAAGAAGGAGAGAATTGATCTTAAACAACTTAATAATAAAAAGGCAAAGGAAATTCTTAAAAAACTTGGATATAATAAATATTATGAACATATTCCTTTCATAAAAGATAAATTAGGAATTAAACCTCCAGTTATGACTCCTGAATTAGAAGAATCATTATGTAATTTGTTTATGGAAATCCAAGGACCCTATGCCAAGTTTTGTCCAGATGATCGCGTTAATTTTTTAAATTATTATTACACTGTTTACAAATTATGCGAATTGTTAGACCAAAGCCAATTTCTACCCTATTTTCCAATGTTGAAAGATAGAGAGAAAAGAATTGAACAAGATGAAATATGGAAAAAAATATGTGAAGAATTAGACTGGGAATTTATACCTACTATTTAAATAAATTAAGAAATATAAGAAGTAAAAACTTGATTCTCATATTTAATTATTATCCAATAACAATTAAATATGAATTATTTATAAAAATAAATATTTATATAAAATATATGAATAATACAAAACCAAAATCGAATCATATGAATAATACAAAACCAGATTCGAATCATAAGAATACTACAGAAATAAATAGAGGTGATGACTTCAACATTACATCTCAAACCGAACTGGAAGAAATTAAACACATTCAAGCATTCAGTGATTTAACTACTCATCCTGAAGATTTACTAAGTGATTGGATAGATGTATCCGGTCTTATGTTAACAACAAGTATATTGTTTTACAATATGGCTAGATCAAAACATATTAGAGTAGACCCAAAACTCGCAAAGCTAGTAGCTATAGCTTTAATATTAATATCAACATTATATTTAGCATATGGTCTTATTACATATACGAATAGAATGAATCACACTATTGAAAAATGTAGAGAATTTGAAACATGTCTCGATTCACAAGCGAATAAAATTACAAAGGTAAAAAATACATATATTGGAATAGGTATATTTACATTTTTTGCTCAGGCATTAATTGTTTATATTGTATTGTCTACTATTTAAATATCTAAGTCTAATAAATTCCCAACGCTATCTGATGTTTCTTTATTTTGAATAAATAATCGTGATTCCAAATACTTGTTCAATGTTTCTAATCTCGTTAATTCTATATGTAATTTACCAATTATTTCTCTCTGTCGTTGAATAGTATCTGTTAATTCTATATTTTCTTTGTAGTGATTATTTTTTTCTCTATTTAATATTTCCAACCATCTCTTATGTTTAACTCCATTTATATGTTGTCTAAATTTCGGCTTAGAATCGTATATATGTTCACTACGCGAACCACATGGACATCTAATTCCATGTTTAATAAAAGATGGACACATATCCATATAACATCCATTATCATCAAGAATAGGAGTATATATTTCGGGGTCTAAAGCTAATTCCATTTTAATATAATTTATTTAAATAATATTAAAAAAAGTTTCAATTTTAATTTAAATACCAGCAATGGGTGTATCTGGTAAACTAGTATAATTGTTTTCATCATTACTAGAATTAGAGTTTGTCTCATTATCTAAGCAAGTAGTTTTAAAGATAATACTTGTAACTAAATAAGGATCACAGTTGGAACTTGGTCTTCTATCTTCAAAATATCCCTTTTTATTTTTAATAGTATCATGTCCTCTTCTTACTGAAGCTCCTCTATTCGCAATTCCATCAGAAAATTTATTAAAATCGGCTGTTTCATATTCGCCAGTCATTCTCTCTTCATTTCCCGAACCATATACTTTCATATGTTCTTCGTGTGTTTTTGATAATCGAATAATTGCTTCATTAATATAATCTAATCCAGTTTTATTGTTTGTTCCATTTCGCATATTTTCTGTACTGTAATTAGTATGACATCCTGAACCATTCCAATCACCCTTTAATGGTTTTGGTGATAAATTAATATCTACATAATATTCCTCTCCAATTCTTTCTAATAAATATCTTGCCATCCATAGATGATCGCCTGCATCAATTCCTTCACAAATACCAATTTGATATTCCCATTGTTGAGGTGCTACTTCAGCATTCATACCTGCTATATTAATACCAGCACTTATACAATGCTTTAAATGTAGTTCAGCAATTTTTCTATAAATCGCATTTTCATTTCCAACACCACAGTAATAGTTTCCTTGTGGTTGTGAAAACTTAATGATATCTTCAAAACCTTTATCTTGAATAAAATATTCTTGTTCTAATCCGAACCATGGTTTTTCATCTAGATTTTTATTAAAAATTTCATTTGCGATATATCTAGTATTTGATGGTAGTGGAATACCTTTAGAATCGTATGTATCACACATAACTAATAATCCATTTCGTAAAAATGGATTACGAAACATTGCTCTAGGAATAATTGTTACTTCAGAATCAGTTCCTTTAGCTTGGCCTGTTGAACTTCCATCGTAATTCCAGTTAGGAATAAGATGTAAATTTTCTTTATCTGTAGATTGTATTCTCTCATTAAGCACACGTGTTTTTCCTCTTAGACAATTATTACCATCAATCCATACATACTCAACTACGGTTTTATTTTCCATTATATATAATTCACTAACTTGTTTTTAAGTAGCTACTATTAATAAAAAATTGATTTATTTTTAATTAAATAACATTATAGTATCACCAAATAAAGTAGAATAATTAATTATGAAGACGCGCTCTGTTACAAGATTGGAAAATAATTTGAGAAAGTTGCCAAGAGAATTACTTAGGATAATAGATACATTTAATGTAAATCATAGAAAACAAATGATTCATGTTTTTGATGAGATGTTATATAATGCTTCTCTGACATTTTGCGGAAATGATATGTGTGAACAAGAAATATCAATATATGATGCTATTGAAACAAAAATATTAGGTCATACATATCATTTCTGTGATAATAATTATTGTGAAGGTTATGGTGAATGGTCAATACGTTATGATTATAGAAAATTTATGAGAAGACAAGCTCAACAAGCTCAACAAACAACAGCAGTTCCATGGTTTGGTTAAGTAATAGAAAAATAAAAATTAAAATCAATTGTTTTATTTAAAAAAAAGGGTAATTAGATGTTTTGAAAATTCACCATCACTTGGATAATGTAATCCAGCTTTAACTCTTGTTGAGTCACATTGTTCAGCGATTTCATTTAATTTATCTTGTAAATCAGGATATTTTTTACCTAATGTGTGAGCTAAATAGTAAGCTTGAAAGGCATGTCCTGCCGGATAAGCAGGAGTATGTGCTGTAGTAGAGGTTAATACATCTAAATCGGGTAAAATTTGTTTTGGTCTAGCACGATTGATGGAATATTTTAAAGAGAGAATAATAAATTTTAAATGTGGTTGTGTTATTAATTTATTGAGGTCTTCAATACTCTCATGAACGACATTAACAAAAGCATAAGATATAGATGGATCAGTTAACTTGAAAAATTCAACATCTCCTAGAGTTCTTGTATTAATTGCTTTTTTAACTAACAATGCATCTCGTTCATTATTAGGATATACAGGAATAGATGGTAAGAACCATATATATTTTTTTTGGACCAAAACAAGTAAGATGATATACAAAGCAATAATTTGTAATAATATTGTCATTTAAAAAATGAACATATTATTTTATCTTAAAATGATTTATATTTAAAATCCTCCTGGGAATTTAACCAAGTTGGCACCGATACCGAAACCAGCTCCGGAACGAGCACCAACAGCTAAGCTAGGAACATAGGTATCAAGGATACTGAAAGTAGCAGCAGCAGTTAAAGCAATAAGAGCAACTTCATCTAAGTTAAGTCCCTTCTTAGGGATAGCGTAAGCAGCAATAGCAACCATAAGTCCTTCAACAAGGTATTTGATGGCTCTCTTGACGAGTTCACCTAAATCTAACATATTACCAGTCATTATATATAATTAAAAAAGAAAAAAATAATATTTAATTA